AGAAATGGAAGAGTACACTCCAGACTTTGATCAGTTATTATTTTATTTACCATTATCAGGATCCTCATTTAAAAAAGTTTATTACGATGAAATTATGCAGAGAGCGGTATCTAAGTTTATACCGGCAGATGATTTAATAGTACCTTACTATGCAACAGATTTAAAAGATTGTGAACGTATTACTCACGTTGTTAGAATGTCAGAGAATGATGTTATTAAAAAACAAAAATCAGGATTTTATAGAGATGTAGAATTAATAGCTAAACAACCAGAACAAACATCCATACAACAAAAACTATCTGAGATAGAAGGAGTTAAACCAACAGGAGAACTAGATAATCAATATAACATTTTAGAAATGCATGTTGATTTAGATCTTGAAGAATTTGAAAGAACAGACAAGAAAGATAAAAAAGATATAAGAGTTCCTTACATTGTTTCAATAGATGAAGGCTCACAAGAAATTTTATCTATTTATAGAAACTACGATCCTGAAGATGAATTGATGAGACGTAAAGAATACTTCGTTCATTTCAAATTTTTACCAGGATTAGGCTTCTATGGCTTTGGATTAATTCATATGATAGGTGGATTATCACGATCAGCTACTTCTTCACTAAGACAATTACTTGATGCAGGTACTTTAGCTAACTTACCAGCAGGATTTAAGTCACGAGGTATAAGAATTCGTGATGATGACCAACCTTTTCAACCAGGAGAGTTCAGAGATGTAGATGCTCCAGGTGGAAATATCAGAGATCAGTTTCAACTTTTACCTTTTAAAGAACCAAGTCAAACTTTATTTCAACTTTTAGGCTTTGTCGTACAAGCAGGACAACGTTTTGCATCAATTGCGGACATGCAAGTAGGTGATGGTAACCAACAAGCAGCTGTTGGAACTACAATTGCATTACTTGAACGTGGTTCGAGAGTGATGTCAGCTATTCATAAGCGATGTTATTACGCAATGAAACAAGAATTTAAAATTTTAGCAGGAGTTTTTGCAGATTACTTACCACCTGTGTACCCTTATGCTGTTTATGGTGCAGACAGAATGGTAAAAGTACAAGATTTTGATGACAGAGTAGATGTAATTCCAGTTGCAGACCCAAATATTTTCTCAATGTCACAAAGAGTTACACTTGCAAATGAAAATTTAAAGATTGCTGTCTCTGCTCCACAACTTCACAACCTAAGAGAAGCTTATAGACGAGTTTATGAAGCATTAGGTACAAGACAAATTGATAATATTCTACTTCCAGAGAAAGAACCTGTTGCTGAAGACCCAGCTACAGAAAATTCTAAGGCTCTTCGTATGGAATTACCAAAAGTTTTCCCAGATCAAGATCATAATGCACATGTTGCTGCACATGGAATATTTATTAGAAGCAGAATGGTACAAATGAACCCAATGGTCTACGCATTATTACAAGGACACATCTCAGATCACATTGCTCATCAAGCACATGGAGAGGTTGGTGCGTTTATAGCACAAGATCCAAAAATGATTGAAGCAAAACAATTAGATCCAGCAGGTTATGAAGTACAATTTAATTCTATGGTTGCAAAAAGAGTTGTAGAATTAACTACACAATTAATACAAGCTGAAGGTGGTGAACAACAAGATCCATTAATAGCATTGAAACAAAGAGAATTAGATTTAAAAGCTTTAGATATACAAAGAAGATCCAATGAGAGTCAAATGGACATGCAAAGAAAATCAGAAGAGTTTGATGAACGAATTGATGTAGAGAAAATGAAACTTGAGAATCAAGAAGTACAAGCTAATAAACGTATACAAGTAGCAAAAGAAAAAATACAAGTATCAAAAGATAAACTAACTACTTCTACAATTCCAAAGTGAAAAAACTAAAGACACTTGGTAAAAGATTTGGTCCACCTCCTAAAAAAGGTCCTGCTTCTCAAGGAATGAAAACAGGTAAATATATTTCTAGACAAAACAAAAATAAATAGTATATATCTCCTTAAAATAATGGAGATATATGATTCAACAAACATACAATAAGTTATCAAAGGAACAAAAATTAATATTTCTTGCAGGAGTTTTTGAAGGAGAAGGATCTTTTGGTTTTTGGGGAAAAGTAGGTAAAAGTAATAGATATCTTAGAGCACAAATAAGAATGTGTGATGAAGATATTGTTGTAAGATTTATTGATTATTTTAAACTAGGTTCAATTTCAACAAATTTACCTAAAAATAATAAACATAGTAGAAGTTTTAAATGGGTTGTGGCCGGTGATAGAGCAGTAGATGTGATGTTGCAATTATACCCATATCTTGGTATAAGAAGACAGGAGAAATTTAAAGAATGTTGCCCATCTTACAAGCAGTCGCCCCATTAGCAAAAATATTATTTAATACAATTGATAAAGCAGTTCCAGATAAAGACCTTGCGGCTAAATTAAAAAATGATTTGCAAACTCAAATGTTGCAATCACATACCCAAGAATTAACAGCGGCAGCTAAAATTATTGAAGCTGAAGCTAAAGCTGGATGGTTCGCATCTAGCTGGAGACCATTATTAATGTACGTATTAATTTTTATATTAATATGGAATTATGTATTAGGACCAGTAATATTATTTTTCTTTAAAGCTTCTATAACTATAACTCTTCCAGGCGATGTTTGGACGCTTCTTCAAATTGGCCTTGGGGGGTATGTCGTAGGACGCAGCGCGGAATCAGTAGCTAGAACCATGGCTAACAAACCACAACCAAAAGAACAAGAAAACGGGTAGTGAAATACCTAGTTATATTGTTATTGCTTTCTTCGTGCAATAATGCAAATACTCCATATATAGATAGCATAACATTATTAAAAATAGAAAAAACATTTTAATATGATAGACAGATTAAAAGATCTAATAGCTAAAAACTTTTCTAATAAAAATATAGAAAATAAAAATAATATATTAATGAAAAGTAGAAAAGAAGTTGAGATCAATGGTAATGGAACTTCTGGTTATACTTTAAAAGAAGGTGAACATAAGGGCAAAGTTTTAGGTCATATCAAAAGAGATAAAAATGTTATTTAAATTAATAAAAAAATTTTCATCTTGGTTAGATTATTGGATTTGGAGACAAGAACTTAAAAGAAGAATTAAAAGAAATAAAAATGGCTAAGACTATTTTAGTCACAGGAGCGGCAGGATTTTTAGGCTCTCACATTTGTGAAGAACTCCTTAATAGAAAATACGAAGTTATAGGTGTAGATAATTTATTAGGAGGAGATAAAGATAATATTCCTTTCTTAAATAATTTTTATAAATTAGATTGTGCAGATTTTAAATCAATGCTTAAAATTACACAAGGCATTGATGTGTTGTTTCATTGTGCAGCAACCGCGCACGAAGGACTATCTGTATTTTCACCTTATACAATTACACAAAATAATATTATGGCAACGGTAGGTGTTGCAACAGCTGCTATTCAAAACGGTGTTAAAAGAATTATCTATTGTTCTTCTATGGCAAGATATGGAGATCAACAAAGTCCATTCACAGAAGACATGCCAACTAAACCAGTTGATCCATATGGTATATCTAAAGTTGCTGGAGAAGAAATATTAAAAACGTTATGCAAAGTTCATGGCGTTGAATTAGTTATTGCAGTTCCACATAATATTATTGGACCTAAACAAAAATATGATGACCCATTTAGAAATGCTGTGTCTATTTTTATTAATAGAATGTTACAGGGCAAACCTCCAATTATTTATGGAGATGGTATGCAGACTAGATGTTTCTCCTACGTAGATGACTGTTTAAACTCATTAATTAAAATGGTTGAAGACCCGTCAGTCGTGGGCCAAGTGATTAACATCGGGCCTGATGAAGAATTTGTAACTATCAAAGAGGTCGCTGAGACGTGTGCCAATCTTACTGGTTTCAATGGGGCGTTTGAATACGTACCAGATAGACCACAAGAAGTGAAACATGCAACGTGCTCCTCGGACAAAGCAAGAAAGCTTCTAGGCTATAAGACTATGACTAATACGAAGGAAGGTATTAGAAAAACTTATGAATATATCAAGGAACACGGACCACGGGCCTTTCAATATCACATAGACATAGAGATTATAAATGATAAAACTCCAAGTACATGGACAAAGAAACTAATTTAAATCACGTATTTTGTTTTGTAAGTTCTGCTAACACAGAACAATTTTCAGCACTAGCATTAAAGTCATTTTTCAATAAAACTAAATTAGAAAAGGGCGATATATTTGTATTTGTTAATAATGACGGTACAAATTCTTTTAGAAAACAATTTCCAATAGATGTTTATATAAATAATAAAACTCCTAAATCTTGGGCAACAAATTTTAATAAAGGTTTAAGAATAGCTAAAAAACTTAAGAAACATTTTGTAGTTATTACTAATGATATCATATTTACCGACAATTGGTTTGAACCATTAAAACAAAGAGATGATGCTATATTAATACCTTCTTGTAATATTAATTTTTTATACACCACAAAAGAATTTAGTACATCCCCTTGTATGCAGTTAGAGGAGTATATTGGTAAAGAAAAATATTTAGAGGGTATTGTTCAATATCACCAGTCTAGATTTAAATTTGATGATTTAAAAGAAAGAATATTTATGCAATTATATTTAGGAAGAATACCTTATCAAATACATGATGAAATTGGTTACTTTGATTAT